CAGGCCCAGAGTCCAACACAACATGTGGCAATGGGATGGCTGAAAACACTACAGGATTTATAGCATCCCCTTCAGCAACAGACAGAACGCCAGTACCAACGGCAAGGTCCATAAAGGATTCGTGTACTTCCTGACCAAAGTTAGAGTTCTGAATTACCTCAAAAACATAGTCAGTTACCTCATCGAGTTCATTATCCACCGAGTCACGCTCTGTGGTAGGAATCTCTGATCCCGCACGAAAATCAGCCCAACGTGCAAAGTTCGGTACCAAGCCTTGCTGCAAGCGCGAGGCAAACTCTTGAACGCCAACCACCGCTGTTTCATCAAAGATCTTATCGTCTCTGCGCTGTCCAATAGTTTCATAATAGAATGACTCCCTCTGAGGTAGAGCATATTCATAACACTCCTCAAACAAAGGAACAAAGTTTTCTCTAAGAGATTTGGCTTTATCGTATTTTTTCAAATACATAGCAGCAACTTTATCGTCACCGCCCATAGCCCCCATGTCTGAATCAGTGTATGTAATCATTTACTATACTCGTTGTAGTAACCCATGCCACCACCAGAGCTAGAAATCAAAGATCTTCGACCACGACCACGCCGCATCTCAGATACAGTCTGCTCAAGTGCCTCTTGCTTTGCAGTCTTTTTTTCTTCCAAAGCCTTTGCCTTCTGAGCTTCTTGCTCAGCTTTGATGCTTGGATCAATAGAAGGTGCGCGTGAACCGCCGCCTATACACATGTTAACCTCCTTGGCTAAAGGTTATTCCTAAACATAGTTTGCTGCATAGCGCAACGCACAAATCAAAGTCTTGCCCATAATCCTTGACGCTTTGGCTGTTTTTGCTTTCTAGCAAACACATCAAACTCAGCTTTCGCATTAAAGGCTCTAAGAGGCTTCTGCCCCGATATTAACTGTCTGCCCTCACCAGCACCTAACATTAGATACTGCAAAGCGTCATGTATGTGAGAGTACATATTCTTATCCGGCTTGTCATCAAACCTCTCACCAGACACTTGTAACCTTTTGTAACTATAGCCGCCTTCAAATCCTTTTATAAGCGTAGGGCAACGGCGATCAATCATAAACGCTGGTTTGCCCTCGACCATCTTGTTTAGGTTAGACGATACAGCTTCTAAGCGTAGATCTACCGAGTTGCTATGAGTTGGTTGTGCGCGGAGTCCAGCACCTCTGAGTATCTGGAACGGTGTGCTTTCATCAGTCTGTGCGCGGAAGTCACCAGCTGGATCACCAAAGATATGTACATCAAGGCCATCAAACCTAGTAGCAATCTCTTGGCGCAGCATCTCAGCAAAACGAACAATGCCCATATCAATAGCAACAATCTCTGACTGTATTAGCCATCTGCCCCTAACCTTCTGACCAAACACAGCAGCAGGAGTCAAACCAAAGTCGATACCAATGTACAGTGGAACACCAGCAGCAATTGGTATTTCTTCTTTGGCTATGTGAGTGTCGGCTACAAACATAGGATAGACAGGCTTTCCTTCTTGGATTGTACCAAGCCTATTCATTACATAGACATCAATCCAGCTTTTTGTCTTACCGCGAACAAGATTGGTGTAATAGCTTTTAAGCATGTTCTTTGAGTTTTCAGCAGCAGGATTTATCTCGTAATCAAACACACCACCCTGTTCATCGGTCTTTTCTAACATACCCGCTGGCTGCACATAGAAGTTCCAGTTGTCAGGCTTGACCAACATACGCGCTTGCTCTTGAGGGATGTGGTCAGGGATTGGCACCTCGCCAGACATGATAGGCCACCAGTGATCTTCTTCTGGGGCGTTAGTGTCAGCGATTACCCCTGACCAACTAGGACCACCTTCACGCATGGAAGGGAAGCGACCAACACGCATAGTACACGCATCAATAATAGATTTTGGAACCTCCCTAGCCTCATTGATCCAGATGCCAGTAAGCTCTAGCGACAACAGCTTCTTTACATCTTCTGGGCGATCAAGGGCTAGGAAGATAACTTCAAGCTCTAAGTCAGCTTGTTTAATGTTATGCGTATAAGGTACAGACCACATAAACTTGCCCCACTGATCTTCGGGAAACCAGTCAAGCCAAGTCTTTATCGTTGTTGTTCTAAGCTGTGGGTTTGTATTACGAATGATAGCCCAACGGCTGCGCCTAATACCATGTTTGTTTGGCTTCTGCTGCAATGCTCTACGGAACACTTCAACACAACAACCAACAGATTTACCAGAGCCTACAGGACCACGGATGCCACGAAAGAATGTGTCATCTTTCATAAACGCTTTTAATGTATCGCCATCAGGCTTGTACTTAAAGTTGGTCAACCTTGTGGTCCCTACCAAACTTAATCATGCGTTCAACTATCTCCGGCCCTATGGAGGCGATGACTTTATCAGCCTCATGGTCGGTACAAAACTCTTCTGGGTGGTGACAAAGGTGTACCTTTTTAACCACACGCCTCAGAACCTCACGTTCTTCTGGCTTCAAAGTGTGTAAGAAACTCATCTATGACTTGCTGCCTTTTTAGCAACATCCTTTGGTTGCTTGGCGAATTGCTTACCTTTTCGTATCGCTGCCCGCTTCGCTCTGGTAGTGCGGCGATACTCTTCGTCACTCAGGGCAGCTATGGCAGACGCAGGGAGGTAACGCTCACCAGTAGCTTCTTTGCCCTGAGTGGATGGCTTACCCGACTTAGTTCCCCACTTTTGTCGCGTCCAAGCTCTAAGCGACTTTTGTGAATCCGCGAGTGCCATTAGTTTGTATACCCGCCGCCAGCCTTCTTATACAGAAGAGCTAGCCTTTGTGCTTTTCTTGCTGACCACTGACCCGCTGCGCCGCCCTTTGCCTCGCGCTTTACTTTGTTGAACAGGCTCTTTCTTAGCTTGGGCTTCGTGTAGTTCCCCGCTTCGTTGACCGCCATCTTTGACCTCCATAGGTATTACTCGGCGTGAGTCAGGCATATAGGTTGCGCCTGACAGAGTGCGTCCGTCAGGCATTTGAATCGTTGGACCCTCGTAAGGAGTGCCGTCAGTAAACTGCCACTTCATGCTTGCTTCATCTTTGAATCAATAATCTTTTTCTGCATTGCCTTTGGCAGTGTCTTTTGTTTTGCGGTTAGCAAAGACTTAGCGGCCTTCTTGGCTTTCTTCTTACCCGCTGGTGTGTAGGCGTACTTCTTTCCCATTACATTTGGCATTATTCTGCTCCCTGATTATTAATGGTCTTGCCAGTAAGAAGTTTAAAAATTGTTGAGTAAGGCAAGCCTTGAAGATCCTCGCCCTTTTCAGCTTTCTTGCGAATTTCAGACAATGCGCCAGCCTTCAGCTTATCTTGAATACTATTGCTATTATTGCTGTTACTAGCTTTAATTAATGATTTTTTCTTCATTACGCTTTTCCTTTCTTAGCCTTGTTTCTACGAGATATAGCAGCACCAATACGTCTTGCTTCGGCTTTGCTGCTAGCACCCCAAGCTCTAAGGCTTAGAAGTAGACGAGTTGGTTTCCCCTTTTCGTCCTTCTCCGGCCCTTTCATATTCCCCATCCGTTGAAGAAACGATGCCCTGCGTGGGTTGTCCCCCGACCTTACTGGAGCCTTGAGTGTGCCGCCTTTGTAAGAGGCGCGACCTCTGGCGTTGAGACCACCTTTGGGGTTCTGACCTTCTTTTCTTGTCCATGCTGGTGTCTTTGGTGCCATTACTTTTTACCAAGGCTTCTAAGATTGACTAACGAGGATCTTGTGCCAAAAGCACCTTTACGCCCACTGCCTCTACGCCGCTTGGTTGTCAACGTACCCATATCGGCATCAACCACAACCTCTGGCTTATCCTCAATCTTAGGACGAGGGGCTGGATCAGGACTGTCATCTTTCTGTGGCTTGTCACGCACAGTTTCCAATACTGGACCCCCAGCCAATAAGTCAGGGCTGTAGTCGCCTCTGCCTGTGTATCGACCACCCTTTACATAACCTTGAATGTCACCAAACTTAGTCGCAGCACCTGTACCTTTGTCAGTAACTAACTTAGTGCCATAAGTAACTTTGCCATCCTTCATAGTAGGGGCATCAGAAGCAATGGTACTCATAATGTTAGAAGCGGCTTTCTTGCCAGCAATATTAGCAATATTTAAAGCAGCACTGCCAACACTAGGAATCATTACATCACCTGCTGGTAACTGACCAACCCTAGACCTAGTGGCTAGCTGTCCCATGTTGCTAACATTAAGACCGGGCCTACCAGCAACATTAGCGGCAACTTGATCTGCGCTAAGATCCCCAACAGCACCAAAGGTGGCCTTAACATCTAATGGGCTTGGACCTCTGAACTTAGCCTTGGCAACACCAGCAGAAAAGCCAGCAGGAGTCTGGACCCTGCCAGTCCGCGCTTCTTTAGCTGGGTTAACTGGTGGCCTTGGTTTAGCCTTAAAGGGCGTAGTGTTCTTTGGCTTAGCCTTAGAAGTTACCCTCTTCTTAGGCTTGCGAGTGCGACCTCTTTCTCTGCCGCCATCTCCACCGCCGCCGCCACCTGATCCCATAATTCTCTCCTATATCTTAATCCAGCCCAGCTTATGAGCCTCAGTCCTCAACCAGTAAGCCTCTCTATGACCAATGCCAACAAACATCCTGCGAAGCTCCTTGACCATAGACAGAACCTTTCCGTCCAAACAAATAAAATCAACTATCCAAAGTTCGTCACCACCGCCATCAAACCACTCAGGCTCAAACCTTTTGGTAGTTAAATATTTTTTTACCGCATCATCGTCAGGGAAACCCCAACTAACAAAGCCATCATCTAAAACCAAACACTGACCTAAACTAATCGGTAACGCAACGTACAATTCGTACTCCTTCTCACCCCACCAACTGTGATACGGACTGCGCTCTATCAAATCCTTTAACGAGCTTTTTTCGCTAATCATGTGAGTGATGGACCCCGTGACTACTGGCAAAGCCAGTTTTTCAACCCCTACCCCTATGACAGATCTATGCTCACCTTAATTTCCCCAGCGTGTAAGTGCATAGACCGCTCTACAGGTTTGAAGCCAGCACGATCCAGTATATCCTTTGACGCTTCTAGCTGGACGTACTCAGACTTGGCACCTTTGGCTAGGTTCAGCAGCTTGCTTGCAGCCACGGTAGCATTAAGACCGAGCGTCTCAGTCACTCTTTGCATCATGTACTGCTGCACATGAGGCTGACGCAAAGCCTTACTGGCACTGACTCTACCAGATTCGCCTTCTGCGTAACCGGCTTTGCCAGCAGCCTCACGCACGGTACATCCATCGGCTACAAGCGTATCCACCAAAGCAGTCTGTTTCTCGGTCAACTTAGATACATCAGTCATACTCAACCTCACTTGCCCCCCCCTTGTGTTCCCCCCCCATTTACACACTCACTCTGACAGCTTGTCAACGCACAAAACAGTACAACTCAACTAAACAGAGTGAGTGAGTGAATAGCCTTGCTGCCTTTGCCGAATCCACATTTGCTAGCTTACCCAGTTCTCCTAGGCATCTGTCGTGGCCCTACCCTCGCCTAACTGCCCTATCCGAGCCACAGTCGCCCATCCAAGTAAAGGAGCAGGCCGCACCCTGCAGACGAGGTGCATAGCTGGTTCCCTTCCTTCTTCCGTGGCTGTCCTTTACTTGGACGCTTCAGCCGCCCTGCAGGGCGTCCTCGCGGCAAGCTGTTCGTCAGTGGCTTCGGGGGCAGCATAAGGCGAGGGCAGTTCCTCGCCAGTTACCAAGGAGAACTAAAATGGGTAAGCAATCAAATGTAAATGGATTCGTCAAAGACACCAATTCTATCCACACCCTCACGGATAGAGTAACAAGACAATCAGTTCAATATCATGTTGGCAAGTTCATCGATCATCTCAAGTGGTCAATTGATCTCAAAGAAAAGAAAAAGATGGAGATCAACGAACTCGCTCAAGAGATGATCGCCAACAAAGATGGCACCATCGAGGGCAACGCACACTACGATGCAGATCAACTGGTTCAGATGGAGAACAACTGGAATTGGAACAACGATCAGCAAGCAGTGGCTGAGGAAATGCTTACATACTTCAAGCAAGCATCACAGCAGTTGTTCCCAGAAGAACATGCCAAGTCACAGCAGAACGCAACTCAAGCAGAAGCGTTCTTCACAAAGTCAGCGTAAAGGGCTGAAACAGCCTCGCAGCTTCGGCTGCGGGGCTTTTTTTATGCTCATCATCAACGTCAACACCGCAAGGTCATCACATATAAGTTGCAGCCTGCAACTAACTATTATATACTGCAAGTATGCAGTAGGAAATGAGGATAAAAATGCGGATCAAATCTTACAGGAATTTTTATTTCGTGCCTCGTTACTTTCGCACGGATCGCGGGTTCACCATCAAATGGCTGGGCCTAATCGTAACCCATCGCAACTCAAACTTTTAGGAGAACCAAAATGGATGGAGTAACTGTAATTGGAAACAACACACTAGCTTTAGATAACTGGTCGTTTCCTGTTGAAACTGTCAACCTGATTGCAAGCAAGGATGGTGACTGCAACCTGTATGATGTGCCTCAGTCTATGGCTAGGGCGATCATGCGTACTGATACCAATGAAGTGCTTGGCGTTCATGGCTCCAAATACAACGCCATCAAGCATGATGATGTTGTCAACTCTGTGATGGATGCTGTTAAAAACTCAGCAGTATCTAATGACTACGACACAAACATTGAAGTGTTCGACAACGGCGCAAAGCTGCGCGGCACTGTTGACTTCAATGATCTGGTCATCGAACCAACAGTCGGTGATTATGTCAGGTTCCGTGTTCAATTCTTCAACTCATATGACAGTAGCTGGGCGTTTCAACAATCAGCTTTTGGTTTGCGTTTGTGGTGCCTCAATGGCTGCACACACTCAGATACTGTAGCTAATACATGGGCCAAGCATACAACCAACGTCAATGTCGAGGGCAGTTCAAAGAAAATACAAGCTGGCCTTGATGCGTTCATGACTACCAAAGATATCTACAAATCATGGATGACTACGCATGTTGACGATGAGATGGCTGAGACATTCTTCAAGCACAGCATGTGTCGTGTACCCAACAAGACAAGCACATTCAAATGGAATGAACGCATGTTGGATAATCTGATGTCATGTTGGTATGCAGACAAGAAGGCTCTCGGCTCCAACAAGTGGGCGTTATACAACGCTTGCACATATTGGGCATCACATACTCAAGAGTCTAAGTCACCAGCTAATACTCAACGGCTGCGTGAGAACCAACTTGCTAAAGTGTTCAAGCAATCTAACTGGCACAGAGTTTAATCGCTCGACGGTCCCCGCCTCGGCCCCGCATATGGCAAGAGGCGGGGGCCGTCTCGCTAATCAAACAAGGAGAATCAAATGAATATATCATTCATCAATCAAGTCAACGAGTGCAAACGTATACTTGACTTGCTTACTGAACGTGCATCTGACGAAAATTCACAGTTTCATTACTCAATACAATCAGCCAAGTGGAACATTGATCGTGTTGCTGCAACCTATCAAGAAGTTCTTGATCGTGATGCAAACGAAGATCAATCCTTTCGTCCAATCAAGGAGGTAAAATAATGTCACTAATGCAACAACGTCACTATGAGTTTCTTGCAGATAATGTTGCTCCACTAGTGGGTTGGCCTACACAAATAGACAGGATGGCTGACGAGTTAGCTGCAACAAATCCCAAGTTCAACAGAGATAAGTTTATCCAACGTGCAGTTGCTGCGTGGGAGAAAGCAAATCCAATGGAGCCACTTGATGACCATATTCCATACTGAGTTAGAGGCTAAGAAAGTCTTTGAAGAATATTATGAGTGTCGCTTTTGCGAAATGCAGTTCGATGAGGAGCAATACATTAACTCAATGATCGAAGGCACATGTCCTAATTGCAAAGGCGATGATATCAATCACATGAAAACTTACACTGTGTATCAGCATGTGTTTGCTACAGATGAGGATGATGCTGTTGAAACATCATTTCAAATTGGTAATTGGCAATCTATGCAGGGCAAGATTGATATCACACGTCACCTATGGGAAGCCAAAAGGAGAACCAAATCATGAATGATCTATTCGATGTTGAAGTGCATAAAATGCACCACAAAAATGCTGCTGATACTGAGGTTGAAGCAGCACAAAAGATTGCACCTAAAGCACCTATCTTACGCATCAAAGTGTTGCAGTATCTACAAAGCAAAGGCACTGTTGGGGCTACAGGTGAACAAGTTGCAGAAGGTATTGATGAATGGCTTTACTCTGTGAAGCCACGCATTACTGAGCTTGTTCGTGCCGATCGTGTCATTGATAGCGGTCGGCGTATCAAAAACTCACGCAACCGCAATGAAATTGTATGGGTTGCTTTAGCTAATGAAGAGGTAAGCTAATGGCTGGTGCATATCATAGATCCAAGACAGGCTATCTTAATCCACAGATGGCAAGCTATGCAGAATCTGAAAAATTTTACAACAGAATGAAAGCTGAACAACGAGAAGCAATGATCAAAGCATCTGAGTCTATACCAGATGATGCTTTTGCTGATGATGTTATACCTAATGATGAGTATGGCAGCATCAAACGTCATGAAACAATTGTTGAAACAACTCTTTGGCACTATGACTGATTGACAAATACTGCGTAGTTGCAGATGATGTGTTCATGCAAAGTTACTTGGACATACTCAAAGAAAAATCTGCAACCGCAAACGTCCCACTAAAGAAGGCGTTTGTACATGCTGGAGTGCGCGACTCTACATACTACCGTGCAATACATGGTCGCAATCTCCGGCATGAAACAGCTAACCGTGTGGAACAGTCGATTGAAAAACTTTCAACACTTCAAAGAAGAGACAGTAGTTCCTGACACATATCAAGAGATCATATTGAGCTTGGTTCAACATAGACACAAGCTCGGTATGTCTCAGGAAGAGTTAGCCCATCAAATCGGCTGTGCAAAATCACTTGTTCACAAATGGGAGCAGTATAAACGTGTGCCATCTGGCTTCATGTTTAGCTGTTGGTTAGAAGCACTTGGCCTCACGATCAAAGTCCACAAGAAAAAAACTAACGCTAGGAAGAAAGCAGTATTGTGATGCTTGCAATACACACACCAATTATTTTGTGTGCATTTTAGCTACAATAGAACCCGCAACATATCACACGATATGTTTAGATTGTTACGATGGTGAATCATGGCAAACAAAAATCGCAACAAAGGCAACTACCACGAAAGGTGGTTCGTCAACTGGCTCCAAGAAAAAGGGTTCAAAGCGAAAAGGCAACCTCTCAGCGGCAGCTTGGGAGGAGAATATAGCGGGGACATCATCTGGGAAATCGGACAAGAGCGACTGGTGGTGGAAGTAAAGTACCGCGACAAGTCAAACTTTCCCAATCCATTTACAGTTGTAAGAGATGTTTTGTTTTACAAGCGCAAGACAGGCTCACCGAAAACGCTTGTAATATTTGATGGCGATGTATTTGCTGAAAGGATTGCGCCATTACTAAAGGAGAACCAACATGTCGTTTCTACTGATGGCGAGGGCAATCAAAGCTGACATCCCTGATTGCTATGCCAAGTGGCTTATGGTCGTACTTGCTGACCATGCCGATGAACATACACACGAATGTTTCCCTAGTTTGTCACGTCTATCTGACCGCACACAAATGAGTGTGGCTACAATTACTAGGAAACTCAATTGGTTAGAGGATCACGGGCTGCTTACAAGAGTGCGTGGCTCATACCGCAAGTCTACCATCTATACAATATTTCCTAGTGTTGCACAGAGCAACGAGGTTGTTGCAGACAGCAAGTTACCTGTTGCAGACAGCAACACTAACCTCTCAATTAACCCTCCAGTAAACAAAAAGATATTGGTGCCAGAAGATTGGTGTCCAAGTGAGGAGTTGTGCAAGTCGATCAATGAAAAGCTAGAAGAGGATCAGGACCATGAGTATGAAGCAGATCAGTTCCGTTGTTACCATGCCAGCAAAGGCAGCAGATTCGTCAGCATTGACCTCGCTTACAGAGGCTGGTGTCGCCGCGCCTTTAAGTGGAGAGCAGATGGATCAAGGTCGGGATCGTTTACTAACAATAAACAGTCCATCAGAGGCAGACAAAAGGCTAGTCACTTCGCTGGAATCTTATCTGGGCTTTCCAGTGCGGCAGATAAGCAGAACTAGGTTCCTTGAAAGCAGCCTTGAGATCATTGTCAAAGGCTATGAGATAACAACAAAGGACATAGAAGGTTTGAATAGGGCCATAATCGCTGCTCAGAAGGCACTGACGCCATTTACAGCACAGCAGCTAGAGGAACAGCTAACCGCTGTTGCAGCCCTTGTAGTGAAGCCTTCAAACGAATCTTCTCAAGATCATGCAATGCGGATTAAAGCTACAGCTATCAAGCTGCAAGATTATCCAGCAGATATTGTGAAGTATGCGCTTGAGCGTGTGGTCGAGTCGTCAACATTCTGGCCCTCATACGCAGAAATATACAAGCACATCGAGTGGCGTGTGCGTAACAGGAACCTGTTACTGGATGCGCTTTTAAAGAAACGTGTTGCACTTACTGCACAGTTGCAGTAGTATCAATACAAAGGAGAACCAACATGAACAGACTAGGATTTCTAGGCGGCTCAGATATGCGCCGCATAATGAATGGTGATTGGACATCACTGTGGGAAGAAAAGACAGGCAAGACAGAGCCTGATGATCTATCCAATGTGCTGCCTGTGCAGCTTGGAGTATTTACAGAACAGTTCAATATCAATTGGTTTGCTGACCAGCATCGTTGCAATGTTAGAAAGCAACAGCATTGCGTTGAAATAAATTGGGAAGGTGTGCCGCTCAAAGGAACTGTAGATGGATACATCTGGGACAACAGCGGATCTGAAAATACTTTCACTGATGACATCATTGAGTGCAAGCACACATACGATGCCAACAACATGCAGCAATGTTTGCAGATGTATATGCCACAGATACAGTTTTACATGTGGTTACATCAAGCCAAGGGCTGTTATCTATCTGTAATCTTTGGCAATCGTAGATGGGAATCTGTCTATGTTTCAATTGATTGGGATTACATTCACAAAATGCAAGTCCACATCAAAGAATTTTGGAGGCTGGTTCGTGATGACACCCGCCCTTTTGCTGATGATGAGATACCACCTGTATCCATAGACAAGATCAAAGTAGATGGCATGACACGCAGAGATGCGTCATCTGACAATGAGTTTATTAGCAGATGCCATGACTACATTGAGCAAGAACAAAACGCCAAGCTATTTGAATCAGCCAAGGCTGACCTCAAAGCTATGGTCGGAGATGATGAGCGAGAAGTTTACTGTGACCTTCTCACCATCAAACGCGATAAGCGCGGATCACTTCGTGTCACAGTAAAGGAGAACCAGAATGTCTAAAGACAATCTAAAACTATGGAACAAGGTATCAAAATCTGATCCCAAGTTCCTCAAGAATGTATCGTTTGGATCACGCTCATTTACAGCTATTGATCCTCAGTACCAAGTGAAGTCAGCTACAGAAGAGTTTGGCCCAATTGGTCACGGTTGGGGATGGTCAAATACAACTCGCTTTGTTGATGTAAGCAATGGTGACACTGCTGTTATTGCTGACGTTATGATATGGACAGGCACTAAAGAAAACTGCTTTGGCCCATTCAGTGGATGCCGCAAGTTCTTTGACGCTAAGAAAAGCAGGATGTCAGAGGATGCACCTAAGATGGCTATTACAGATGGCCTAACAAAAGCTATGTCACATCTTGGGTTCAATGCAGATGTGTTTCTTGGTGAATATGATGGCAACAAGTACACCGCTGATACAGGTGGTGATAAGAGCGGTGGAGGTGAATGGTAATGTTCCACGTGAAACAGCTACAAACCATTGAGGATGAACTCAAAAGGATCAACAACAATTTGGAGAAGCTGGTTATGCTGGCTTCCCCACCACCAGCCAAACCAAAGAAACTGATTGAGACATCAAACAAATATCCACGCAAGTTTCTAACTACAATCAAGGGTAGGTATAGAACTGTAGAAGAGATTGGCAAGTATCTAAACTTGTCTACTCAAACAGTTACAACCTACATCAAGTTAGCTAGGGCTGACGGATACATTATCAATCGCAAACATGGTGGCTTGTACAAGCTACAGAAGGGACAGATCAATGACTGAATATGACAACACTAACTCCGGCATAGCTGGTAAGCCTTGGCCCGAACAGAACTTTATCTTGCAGGGCAAGCTAAACATCATGGGTGAGGATGGTCACGTTGCTATCATTACGGCTCAAACCAAAGCAGGAGAAAAGCGTCTTGAGGTATACCAAAAGGTAGGTGTGCTGTTTGAAAACAAAGACAAGACAGATGATGACAACAAACCAGATTACTCTGGCCCTCTTGATGGCATACATCAGGATTGGCGTATTGCTGGATGGCGCGGTGAGAAAGACGGACGCAAGTATCTATCACTCAAGGTGTCAGAGATGCAGCCAAAGGATGAGGAATCAAAGCCAGAGCCACAAGAAACATCTACACAAGAGCTAGATGATGATATACCATTCTAAAAAACGTGGTGCGGTTTTGGTTCTCCGCTAACCCACGGCGAGTGAGTGTCCCCCGATGCTCACTCGTTTTACGTTGGGACAGCCAGCAGCCGCATCCGATTACACAAACGCTCTGCCCGATTAGGAACCTGACTATACCACTTGGAGGATTCCATCTGGTTCGCAGCCTCTTCCCAATCACCAGCATCAACAGCAGCCTTCATCAGCTTAAACTTAGATAGACGGGGCAAGCCAAGATTAAACATCATGTTTGCTATAATCAGCTTGGCATCTTCTGGCAGCTTGTCAAAGTCAGGATACAACTTAACACAATCCAGACGCACAGCATCGAGGTCACGCTCAAACAACTCCTGCACCCGCTCATCAGATACAGACGAACCTACTTCCATCTCAAACTCAGGTTCATCTTCACGGCAAAGGTGACCGATACCCACGGTCTTTAGGTGGAGATGATCTAGATACACCTCATGCTTGATGCCTTCATCTAACTCAAGATCTACACGCAGCTTTGCTATATTCATTTCTTTCCCCCAAAGAATTTTGTGGCTGCTCTAGTTCCAAATGAAGCAGACACAATAATTCCTAGTGTATATCTATAGTAATCAGGCATAGCGTCTAAAGCAGTAAAGCCTTCAGCTACAATGTTACGCCCCCACTCACCACAGAAGGCTAACACAAGAGGCACCGAGAACAAAATTGTAAGCCACTCGTCTTTCCAGCTATGCTTACTGGCATCAGCCATAGTTAGATCCCAGTCAATCTCACCCGTGGCCTTCTTTTCCATAATAGTCGCTTCTGCCTTCGCCTTTGCAACTTTAGATGCAGCTTCAGCTTTCTTTGTTTCAACTTTTCCCTCAAGCCAAGTACCTGCCAATGAAGAGATTGGGCCTAGTAAAGCCTGTAACATTAGTGCTTCTCCGAACTAAGCCAGACTGCCAGACTGCCTGTCATGGCACCAGTTACAACGCTGATGAGGCTAGCTTGCTGTGTTGTAAGATCTGGCTGAGACAATGCCCACTCAATACATCGTATGTAAACACCAGTCATAACAAGTATGCAAAAACGTGGCAGTATCTTTAGCTCAAGCATCTTTCTTGCAATATTTTCTACTGTCATTTCTGACTCTCCCTAACAGCTTTGAGCGTTTCTTGAATGGTCATGTCTTTCTTGGCTTTAGGATCATATTTGCATTGATACTCGTTTGGTATGAACTCCATGTACTCAAAGAACTGCGTTTCAATCGTATTGTTTGCGCCCTTGAACACACAAACAGTTTGCTTGTTGTCTAACTTCTCGCACTTAACCTTACGACAAGTAACCATTTCTCCTACTGCATTTGCAGTTTGGCCCTTCAAGAATAAAATAAATAAGACTATAAACGCAGCACCTACTACCGCCATCATTATCCAAGCCACAATCTCTACAAACTTTTGTCGCCTTTGTCTTTGTTTATAAAGAGTTTCTTGACGTTGCTTTCGGATTGACCCTTCCATTTTCACAAGATCATCCCACTTCTTGCGACCAAGAGTCATAGAGATCCATTGTTGTAATTCATATCTTTGTTGCTGTGCTTTTTCTTTAGCCGCAAATGCTTCAATGGCTTCTTGTTCTACAGACTTTCCAGCAAATAACTTTTTAAATATCGGAGGGTTCTTCGCTTCTTTCTCGAGCATGTCGAGATCACTGAGTGCGCCCATCCACCTCGACAGATCGCCAGCCATAGATTCAATATCTTTTCCAATGGCAAAACCTTTTTTCAAAATTCCGAAAGCGGCGGAAGCAGTGGTCATACAAGAAATAGGGTCCATCAGAAAACCCTCATGTCCTTACTTACCGCTTCTGGCAAACAATAAGCGGTGATTTGTTGTCCTTGAGCGTGCAGCTTTTTAGCAAAGAAAACACATTCATTTACATCTCTAAAGCGCATGACTTCTGGAACCTGTCGCCTGTCATCATTTATCCCAATGAATACATAAAGTGAAAATACAACAATCGTTTCCACATTAGCCGCTCACAACCAAGTTTAGTAAAAGCAGAATAGTAGTAGCAGCCGTGCCGATCATAATGTGTTCAATCCGCTTGATCCTCAGGATGGTTTCTTTCCAGCGTTCAGCGCACACTGCCTCGTGTGTATCTATCTGGGCCTGTACAGATGCGGCTGTAGGCTTTGCCATTAGCTTGCCGTGTACCCGTTGCCAGCCGTGATAGCGGCGTTCACTGCGGTCA